ATTTATGCCATCTTGCATAGACCCCATTAACGCTGTCTGTTGAACGATCATTTTTTGTAATATGTTTTGCAATTCGTTATCGTTTTTGGGAGCTTTCACACCAATTCTATCTGGATTTGCAATTTTATCTGTAAAAGCGTTTTGCATTTCTTCTCTAATGCTTTTCATCGCTTCTTCATCAATACTTGGAACTAATTTTATTTGCATAGGTTCTACTTCTGTCATTAGCGTCTGCATTTCAGAAATAGCTTTTCTAAACTCATCCATTATTGTAATGATATTGCCTTTAATTTTAGACATTAAAGAACTATCTAATTCCTCCATTTTTTGAGAAACACTTGTTATCAATTTATCGTATTCTTCTTTGTTATCAGAAAGTAAGCCTTTCCCGTTCTTAAGTCGTTCATCTACTTGCTTTTGTAAAAGAGCACGTTTTTCTTCAACGTCAAGAATGTTTTTTCCAATGGCTTCATAGTCTTTGAGTCCAGTAGTGGCGTCTATTACATCAACACTACCTGACAACTGACTCAAAATTTCTTGAGCTTTTGCTAAATTCCCTTTATCAAAAGCAATTTTAAAATCATTGCCTTTTAATTGTCGCATCTCATTCTTTATCTTCTCACTGTTGGCGACTTGTTCTCTTTGTGCTTCACCTATTTCTTGATATTTTAATAGGGCCTTACCCAATTGACTGTCGAGGTTCCTGGTTATATCTGTTACCTGTAGTGTTCCTTCTTTGATACCCTTCAACGCACGTTCTAAAACTTGTGCAGAAGTGGCAGCAGGAGAAAGTCCAAGCTTCATCTGTAAAGCAAATTTTGAAGTAGCAGTATTTTTTAACTCAGAACCCAATAAAGGATCAATTATTTCAGTGCGAAGTGTTCGACCAAGTTCTTCGTATCTACTCCCCATGCTATCAGAAGATTGAGCGCTATCATTTAATAGTGAACGATGCTGTATTTCGAGGTCGTTCACTTCTTTCATCTTCATTTGATACGCTTTAACTTTATCAACTGCTACTGCAAGCTCAGCATTCATCTCTTCAATATGTTTCTTGACGCCAATTTCACTTTTTGCTGTTTTTTCTGTTAATTGCGCTATTTCAGTTTTCTTTAACCTAAGATTTTCTTCGTCTTGGAAACGTTTACGATTTAACTTTCTCATTGATATTGCGCGAAGTTCATCGGTAGCAGAAATTCTTTGTGCTTCAACTGAACTTTTCAAAATGTCATCATATCCATCAGCTATTTTAGAAACACTTTGACGCATCTTAATAAAATTACCAATAATAGAAGTCTGATATTCAAAAATCTTATAATAAGCTTCTTGATATTTTGCTGTTACAAGATTCAATTCACCTTGCATTTCAATTTGAGCTTTTTTGCTTTCTTGCATTAATTCTTGAACGCGAAGAACTTCTGAATATGCAGCAATCATATCTTGATTGAGAATGTTCAATTTATTGACAGACTCAAGAGACATGTTGTTTCCAGTGCGGATTTTATCAACTATTTTTTGAATGGCTAATAATTCCTTTTTCTCCTTTATTAATGATTTAACGTATTTGGTTTCTTGACGAATAACCGCCTCTTGCCTTTTAAAAAGATTGGCTCTAGATTTTTCAACGCTCTCATTGGTGGACTTTGACTTCTCACGAGCTTTATCTTGATTTTTTATATCCTTAATAAACTCTTTGTTTTGCGCTTCCATAAGCCTTTTGGCTTGTTCATGTATGGAATAAGTTCTTTTTGCCATTCTGGCCTGGACAACAGCTTGAGCACTTTGAAGGTTTCCATAAACCAACAACTTCTCCGAGGAAGATCTTCTCTTCGCGTCAATATTGGCCAGTTGTTCTGACTGAAGAATATATTGTTCTTTTAACTTTGATATTTTTTGTTCGAGCTGAACTTGAGCGTCCAACATTTTCTTCTTGTTCTTTATTAAATTTTCATTTTCTACACTAGACTGACTGGCAGCTTCAGCGGCGTCAGCTTGTTTTTTCACTATCTCCGAAATCGTCTTTAATTCGACGGAAGAATTTTTCACACTTTTATCTGAATCAATCGCAACTTGGGCCATAATGATGGCGTACTTCTCCATCTCAGCAGTCATGTCCCTATTGATACCAAACATCTTATTCTGGACGATAAGCGCCGTATTGAGCCTTACATCGTCGTACATAGAATCAATACTGTCCATTTCCTGAGTAGCTTGTTTGGCCTTTATGATAGATAACAGCAATGTTTTAAGTGAAGCATTTGATTTGTCTAGACCAGCGTTGTAAACTCCAACGCTTTGCAAAGATTTTTTTTGTTCTTCTGTCATATCAATATAAGTAGTCAAAGAACCATCAAGGAAACCTTTGGCGACTTTTAACTCATCTTTACGTTTCTTATCAATGTTTATATTCTTTTCACCAGCTTTAACTTGCCCCTCTATCTGTTTGCGAATATCATCTTGCATGTCAGCGCTCAGCCATGCGCTATTTAAAATGGCTTCTTCTTTGTCAGCAAAATTATCATACTGTTTTGAAATTTCTTCATAAGAATCAACCCAAGCATTAACTTTTTCTGTTGGGATATTAACCTTAAAATTCAATGGTTTTAGAGCTTTATTCAAAGCTTTATTGTAGGCAATAGCCGTGAGTTCTGCTTCTCTTTCAGTCCTTTTAAAATTCACTTTTCCTAAATCTATAACAATATTTTCGCTTTCAATAATTGTTTTTGCTTCTCTCGCTAAGGCTTGCAAATTAAAAAGAGTATCTAATTCTGATTTCTTATCAACAACAACATTGTATTTAACCAGTATACTTTTGGCCATGGCATCTCGACCACGAAACATTTGATCACCAAATTGATCATCTTTGAAATTAAATTCATAATTTGTATATTCTTTTACACTTGACATCAACATTTTTAAAGAATTGTCAGCTTTACTTATATTTCTTACAACAAGTCCTACACTTTCAGCCATTTTATAAAACGAATCAGTCATCATTTTTGTTTTGGAATTGTTAAACGCTTCTGGAACAACAGCAACAAGCTCATCGTTTTTCTTTAATACTTCCTGTAAAGCTTTTCTTTGCTTTTCCTGGCTTTCTTTTAATGAACTTAAACGTTTTTTAAGTTCTGTATCAGTTTCTTTTCTGGTATCACCAAATGCCGTTAAAACGAACTTTTTCCCAGAAGCTGCGTCAGTTTCTTTTAATATTTTTTTATATTTTTCTACTTGCTTTTTGAAATCTTCAGAATTCATTTCAAAACTTCTAATAGATTTTTCACCAGCCTCCTTGCGAGACTCTTTGTTTAATTCTTTGTCTAATTCAATTTTCTTTCTAATTATTTTATTAAGCTCAATTAATTGTTTTCCTTCATCACTATATGCTGCACGAACTTGCAGAGCGGCATAAGCCAAATCATGATGATTACTCACTATTTGATTAATACCATTAGACAGTTGATCCCCTGTAGCTCTTCCTTCTTTATAAGCTTTATAAAGGTCTTCTAACGTCTTGATAGACGTCTCCATAGAATCTCTTTTTTTCTTTTCTTCCGAATTCATTTCCTTATATTGATCAATTATTTTTTGATTTGCATCATATTCAATCTCACGTGCCCACGCTAAACGATAAATGATATATATAACACCAGCAATTGCAGCGACTATCGCTACATATATTCCAATTGCAATAGCGCCAGCAAGTCCTATCCCAGTAAAAAAGGCAGATGTAGCGGCCCAAGCAGCCGTCATAGCACCCCAAATTGCTCTTCCACCGCCAACAAAAACGGCTACTACATATTTCCACGCTTTTGCGAATACACCAATTCCTGCTGTCGCCTTTATGGCGGCTAAAGAACCAGCTATTGTAGAAGCCGTTTGTGTATTCTGAGCAGCAATATTGGATACTATTACTCCTGTTTCAACTTCTGTCACTCTAGTACTATTCGCTTTGGCTAGAGTCTTCACCCCTTCAGCAGCGGCTTCTGCGCCAACAGCTTCAGCTTGTACGATTTGAACGCCTGTATTAGTTTTTATAGCCGCTGTATCCATGGCTTGTGCTGCTACATCCATTTCCTTAGCAACGACCTTAGCGTCAACAGAGGCAGCATTAACGCTATTCAAAGCTGTGCTCTCTGCAACTGAGGCGTTTGCAGCGGAAGAAGTTGCTGCGTCACTCGCCACGGCTTTTTCGTGTGCCGAAATCGAAGCTGTATTCGCATTCACGACTGCGGTGTTCTGTGCTAGTCCCGCACTTTGCACACCACTAATGGCTGTAGGAATTCCGACCACATTAGTTTTTGAAGCTACTGAGGCTGCGGCTCCAGAAGTGGCTTGAGCTGCACCTAAACCAGCAGATTTTTCTTTAACCGCAGAATTTTCCAATAAAGCAGCGGTTTCTCTCTCAGTCGCTGCGGTAGAAACATCCGTTGCTTTTGCTGATGATGCACTGGCCAGCGCTTCCGCTTCAGTGGCCAAAGTCTTTTTTGCCAAAGCTTCGCCAGTTATATTCTGAGCTTGAGACAATTCTAACTGTGCTTTACGCTCAATCTTCATTGGTTTGAGTAATTTATCATTAAGCACATAAGACGCTATTCTAACAACAGTCAGCGCAGCATAAGCTGCGGTTAATGAAGTCAAAGCAGTGACAAGAGCCATCACGGAATCATTTTCCATGGCCAGTTTCATGCCCTTATTCATTAGCCGAAAAAATCCCTCTAAAAGTTTTGAAATTGGTCCAAGTGCTTCACGAGAAAATTTTAAAAACGTTTCATGAAAAACATTTAATTGGCCTTGCAAACTTTCAATTCTAATATTCGCCATGGCTTCGGCAGCGCCTTGGCTTTCACTTTTTAAACGACCGATAACTTGTTCAAGATCTCCAAACTTACTGGCGATAATTTGAAAACTATTTGCCCCACGAAGACCCATCCTCTTGAATATCTTTTCAACATCACTAGAAGTCATTGCGCCTTCACGCATTCTATCGCCAATTTTTTTCATTATATCTAAGAAATCAAGTGGTTTGTTGGGGTCAATCGCAATGCCAAAAGTGCGACTAAAAGCGCTCATATTGGTTGTCATCTTTGAGAAAATAGAACGTAAACTACGTCCGGCTTCACCAGAACGAATCATGTTGTTCTGCAAATGGGCCAAGACACCAGCGGTATCTTCAAAAGACATTCCTAATTGTCTTGCAACTGGAAGAGCAAATTTCAAACCTTGATTTAATTCTCCAAGTTCTACCTGGTTGTCACGATAGGTGGCTGCCAAAATATCATTAATCCTGGCAAACTTAGCCATCTTTCCGCCAGCGACATCAATCGTATCTCCCATCAAACGATAAATGGCTGCAATTGTTTTTGTTGTTTGGGCCGCTTCGGCATCAGTAGCGATTAACAAATTCATTGTTGAGTCTAAAGCTGCCATGGACTCTTCGGCTTGTAGACCCGCACTACCAAACTGGAATAACACTTCTGAAACTTTATCTATTGACTGACCCATATCGGACGACACATTTACAAGTGTTTCACCAAGAGCCTTAAAACGTTCATCATAATCCATTACACTAGAACGGCTAACAGCGAACACTTTTGCAGTTCTATCTGCCACTTCAAACATAGATTGAAAAGCTTCACCGAGTTTTCTTACAATGCCAAACATTATCATGCTGACACTAAAATATTGTGTAAGTGCCGTAACTACTTTTCCAAATCCTTTACTCACGCCACGCGAAAAGGTCATTGTCTCGGAATCCAGACCTTTTAACTCACGTCTTTCACGAGCTAGTGTGTTAGTTATCTTTTTTCCGTCTTCAATGGAAGCACGAGTCAATTGTTTTTGAACAACTCTTAAATCTTCTTTGGCCGCTTTTTCTTTTGCCAAACCCTTTGTCACTTGGTTCGCTCTATACGTTTCTGCTTCACGCAATACAACAACTTCTTTGTGCATCTTTTCAGTAACTAAACGCTGTTTATTAAATTGATCAGTTAATTGTTTTTCTTCAGCAATTAAAGCAGCGTTTCCACCAGTTTTTGAAATCTGCGTCTGAACTCTTTGTTTAGTCTCGCCTATAGACTTCAACTTTATTAATTCTTGGTGACGTTCTTTTTCTTTTTCTAACGCGCTGTTTACTGCTCTCGCTTGAAGGATGTATTTCTTCTCTAATTCAACAGCAATTTTTTTACGCTCTATGATTCCATCCATTAATTGCTGTTGTATTTTAAGAGTGCTTTCAGAATAACCTTTATTCTTCATCAACTCTTTATTTTCAGAAGCGTAATTATAATCTTTTGTTAGAGTAGAAGCACTCATTCTCTGTGCATCTGACTTAGAAAGAAGAGTTCCTTTTCTCTTTTCTAAATTTTTTAAATCAGCGATAGTTTCTCTTATTTTTCCATTTAGATAGGACATATCCCTGGTCAGAACAGAAATATCTTTATCTAATTTTCTAAAAGAACTTCCATATTCTCTATTCAAACCATTTTCTATATCTTTGAATTCACGTTCGAGTTTACTGGACTCTTTCGTAACCCTAACGATATCAGTTCCAATACTTTTTATTTTGCTATCGAACGAAGCAGAAGAATTATTTAATATTTTAAATAGTCCTTCCAATTTATTTAGAGCCTCTTGTGACTTTTTAATATCAGCAACGTTCTGTCCGCCCTTTACAGCAGAATTGCTCTCTTTTTTAATAAGTTCTTCTAAACGTAAGCGTTCTATAGATGTGCGATTTCTGTTAACTTCTATTTTCTGAAGAATATCTAATTTTTGTTTCTCAACATCTAATTTAGTTTCTTTAATATCATATAAACCATTTTGTTTTTGTATAAGTTCAACACGTTTAGCGTCTAATTGCGCAGCTTTTTCTTGAGCAGCAGTAGAGTCGATTCTCTTTACATCAGCTCCTAATTTAGGTGTTTTGTAACTTGCTGTTTTATTTATTTGTGCGTCTAGTGTAACAAGTTCAGCAGCCAAACCTTTAACTGAAGCCGATTGTTTTTCAATACTAGAACCAATACTATCAGAAGATTTGTCAAAAGCTTTTTGACTTGAACTTAACTGAGTATAAGCTTCGAATAATACTTTTCCAGAAGTGGCCGCATTTCTCAACCCAGAACTTAATTTTAAAGTGCTGTTGAAAAGATTTTCTTGGATGGTCAGCACTCTATCGTAATCCGCTCCAATTTCTTTTCCTGTTACTGGAACTTTAGAAAGTTGTTTCTGGAGTCCTTCTGATTTTGCTTTTGCTGTTCCGATTTTTGTTGATAAAACATTTATCTTTTCTGAAATTTTAGAAATAGCTTTAGGGTCACTTGCAGCACTCATTTCAGTTTGAAAACTACGAAATTCTCCTTTAGCTTTAGCGAGTCCTATGCTTATGCTTCTAATCTGCCCAATTAATGCTTTAGCCAGTTTGTCATCTTCTGGGTTAGAAGGGGACTCACCTTCCGCTGAAGCCTTCTTAATATAAGCTGGTGAATTTCTTAAAGCTGTTCCAGCCTTAGCTGCTTCTATAGCATCTCGCGTGACAAGCTTATAAGCATTGTCGAGGTTCTTGAGCGAACCAATTTGACCTTTTGTAACAGTAATTTGACTTTCACTTAAACTTGCAGCTTCTCTTTCGGCGGCCATAGAAGCGACTATTTTTTTTCTTTCATCAATTATGCTTTTTAAAGACTCTAAATTTTTACGATCTGCATTATTAATTCTCGCAGCAAGCACTTCAGAAAAAGAAGAAATATTTTTTTTAATATCTCCTTGTTCTTTTTCTTTAACCAACACTTTTTTTCGAAGCGCTAACTCTTTTGTAAGATCTTCTTCAAGTCTACTTTTTCTAATTGGAGCATTTAAAATTTCAGTGACTTCTCTCGTAAGTCGTTTTCTGTTTTTCAAAAGAATATTATATTTTTCAGTTTCTTGAATAGCCCTTGTTAACTCCCCTCCACTCACCTTCATACTGGAAGTTTCTTTGGCCGGACGCATTTCTCTTTTAATCAAATCAACAATTGTTTTTTCAACAGAAGCGCGTTCTTTGGCAAGAGAAATAGCTTCTCTTTCAGCTTTCAAAATATTATTATATTTTTCAGTTTCTTGAGCGGCTTTCGTCAAATCTCCGTTACTCACCTTCATACTAGAAGTTTCTTTGGCCGGACGCATCTCTCTTTTAATCAAATCAACAATTGTTTTTTCAACAGAAGCGCGTTCTTTGGCAAGAGAAATAGCTTTTTCAGTTGAAGCGTTTGACTCTTGGATTATTGCTTTTGTTTTCTTTAAACGAAGCGCTATTTTGTCATATTTTTCTAAAGCAATTTTAAGTTCTTCTGTAACACTATCGCTTTTTTTACCGCTTGCGAATTCCATTTGCTCTTTGATTTTTTTATTAATATCTTTTGTTAAATTCAGTTCATCTCTTAATTTTTTAAGATTTTTTTCTCTTGCTTCAAGATTTTCTATTGTAAATCTTCGAACAGCTTCAAGGTCGGCGATTTCTTCTCGAAGCGCAATCGCTTCGTTTTTCATTGTGCCTAAAATTTTAACTTTTTTTCTATATTCAGAATCAATAATTATATTGTTTTTTTTATTAGAACCAAAAATAGTTTCTTGAATTTTTTTTGCTTCACTCTCTAAAGAGTTTTTCTTTTCTATTGAAGTGCTACTCATAGCGTCGATGGCCTGAAGTTTTTTCTTTGTATCCTCTATGCCTTTTAAGACTTTTCCTTCTTTCGAGGTAAGTTCCTCAAGTTCAGTATAGGATAAAGCTGTTTTTTTAGCGGCTTCTTTTCGTTCTTTTTCTAATTCTAATATTTTTTTAGGGGCTTCGTTCTGTGCCCTTTGTTTGGAAACAATAAGCGTTATTTCTTCTTCAACTTTCGCAAGTTCCTGTTGAACAGCTAATTCTTTTTTTCTTGCGCTTTTTAATTCAGCACTTTCTTTAGCAACAGCTTTTACTGAAGTAGCTTGAGCTTTATTCGCTTTTGCTATTTCATTAGAAAGTTTTAAAGTTCCCTCTTCAATAGATTTGGAAAGCTCTTGACTTTTTATAAGTTCTTTTTGTGCATCATTAGCTGCTTTGATGGCTGGCGACGCTTGAGCAGGAGAAACTTCTTTTTGTGCGACAAATGCCTTTTCTTTGTTTAATGTATAAGTCTTCTTTCCACCAGCGGCTTCAGCTTTATTTTTAGCGTCAATTGCGTCCTTTGCCTCACGATTAACAGCAGTTTGTTCCTTAACGGCTTGATTGCTCTTTTTGACGGATTGTTCATTGGACGCTAATGCCTGGGAACTTTGTTCAACAGCTTTAGCCTCTGCGCTCGTAGAGTTTGCTACTTGCTGTAATTCATTAGAAAGACCTTTTAATTCAACTTTGTTCTTGTCTGCTTTTTCTGACATTGAATTTAAAATATTTATTGTTTTTTGTAAACCGGAAGCGGTAAGTTGTTGAGCGCCATTAATAGCAGAAATAGCTTCTTTTACAGAATTCATTTCAGAAGAAACTTTCCCCAATACAGAAATAAATTCCTCATATCCTTTGCCAGTATTGAATGCGCTGTGTGCAACACTAGCAGAAAGTTTAGCTGCATCTTCAATCCTTTTAAAGTCTTGAACTGCGGCCTTAACTGCCTTCTCATCAGATTTGATGATATTAATTTTAAAAGTAATCTGACGTTTGTTGGCCATCTTGTCCTCTTTTATCTTCGTGTTGCGCCACCCATTGTGGACTTACTTGGCTGGGACTCGCTATTACCGCTGCTACTTCCTTTTGACAATTCTCTTTCTTCTGAATCTATTCTACTTTGTTCGCCAATAACTATCTGATAGCATTTAAAAAAGTAAGCGGTATAATTTAAGAGTCCTCCATCAACAAGTGGTGTCTTCATGTTCTCAGACCAATTTATCATATCTATTAGCTTTAGCAAACCATGTTCTTCATTAAACATTTTTACTGGACATTCTAAAAACTGAAATTTACCTATAGAAACAATGGCTCTTTCCTTTGCTTCCCCATCTTTTAACTCATCTTTTAATTCTTTAATAGAACGTTTTTTTGATTTTAATTGATATTTAGAAGAAGAAGTCCGCGTTCCAGAAGTGTAGGCCCAACGAATCTTTTCCTCTTTTGTTAAAAAAGGACAATTGCGCTCAAAAGGTAAGGTTTCGCTTTTCCTACAATTTTCGCAGGACCATAATCTTTGGATGTGTTCTGGGTCTTTAGCACTGGCTAAGAAGTGACGGAAACGAACTAGGCTTCTTAGCCGTTCGTTTCCCCCTCTTCGAGGTCGCTTTCACCGCGAATAAAATCGGCAAGTTCTGAACGAACTGGAGGCGGGATCATCGAAATCATGGCTTCAATGTTCTTGGGGTCAAAGGTAACAGGCTTACCGTCAGGGCCAACAAAGTTTTCCCAGCCTGTAACGCACTCCTTAAGAATCTCAAGGCGCTGTGTACCAGTCAAAAGGCGTTCTTTGCGCTGATTGCCAACCCCTTGAATGCTAAAAAGTTCATCACCAAGCTTTGCGTCCAAATACGGATTAACGTACTTGCACAAAAAAGTGGTTTTATCTTCCGGCTTGACTGTGGATTTTCTATCTTCTTTAGGGATGTACGGATATGCCTTATTGGCGTCAATAGCTTTCATGATCACGTCCTCTCGTTCCTGTGTTATAAATGCGGCGCTCTCCATGAACACCTCGTGCGCAATTATATTAGCTTTGTTTTTTAATTGCAAGCCAAATTTACCGCTCATTCCAGAAATGTGACCATATTTTTTAACTGAATAATTTAAGAGAGTTTTAGAAAAAAACAGTTGTGCCTTTGCTAGTATTACCATTGGCATATAAAATATAATTGTTAAAAAAGATAACATTTTTGTAAAAAAATTCACACATTTCTCCTAATTAAAAAAATAATTTTAGCATATAATAGCGAAACGGGCATCTAATTTCTCAGATGCCCGTTTCTTCCGTTTGTCTTCAACGCCATCTTTGTTACGCTGGCCAGTTCTCAAAAGTTTCCTTGTTCTCGGTCGATCCATCAAAAGAAGCTGGTGTAGAACTAGATTCGACCCAAGGAACAATAACGCCTGACCAATTTTCAAAGGGGTCTTTGTCTACAGCGTCTCCATCAAAAGAAGCTGGTGTAGAACTAGATTCGACCCAAGGAACAATAACGCCTGACCAATTTTCAAAGGTTTCTACGTCCACCGTATCGTCGTCAAACAGAGCGTATCCAGCACGAGGAACCCACGGAGTAGGCGGCGTAACAACTGCGTCTCCCAGTCAAATGCTAGAATTCTCATTAACAAAGATAACAACCAGCTCGTTGATATCTCGTGTCGTATCACGCATACAAACACCAGGGTGGTCAATCAAAATTTGATCAGGTCCACCAATATTGGGGGTCGTACCAGTGAGTTCAACCTTTGGCATAAATAATGTTTTCGAAGCGTATACCGGATCAGCAGGGATTGTAGTGTTAATGGCCCCTGAATCCTGGACGGCGCGAATTTCAAGCTCAAAACTATTGTGATCGATATACTTACGATAAAGAATGAGATCATCAAATTCTGCATTGAGAGAACATTCAACGGAGCGCATACCTTCAGGGATACCAGCGCGGAAGCGAGCACCAATCTGGAATTTATCAGTATTCAAGTTGTTGTTCAACGTAACAGTAGCACTCAAAATTTCCTGATATACACTATCCATATAAGCGGCTGCTTGGAAACTTGAAAGCGGATCGCTATCGGACGAAGGAGTCACATCGTGGCCCCAAGTCTGTTGACTAACAACAGGTTCTTCAAGAGCGTGAGTTGAACCTTGGTTCCATTCAGCGACATCCACAATGAGAGTTGCTAACGCAGTGTCATAATCAATGGTGTAAGAGCTAAAAGCTACGCCATTTTCTGAACCAACTTGCAAGTCTCCGCCTTCGCGAGGGAAACCAATAGCAGATGGGCCAGCCCAAACGCGATCAGCAACAATAGCGATAATGTTCGCAGCATTGGCAGGAACAACGGCACGGACATAATAAAACGGACCTTGCGCATTAAAAGTGAAAACGCTCATATCACTAGGGATGTCCCACGTAGTAAGACGATCACCAGCAACAGTACCAGCAAGATTATCACCAATATCATCTTGAGTGACATTGAGAGATTCCCAAGTTGCGCCGTTGTAATATTCCCAGTTCAAGCTAGCGGGAGCATTCGCTTGAGGAACCAGATTGGTGATGTCAATAGCACTAAATTTACTTGTCATGCCAAAATAAAAAGCGTCATCCAATTGAGCATTGACGGTGAATAATTCTACATCACCAGTAACGTTATCATTAGATTCAGTGGTATAGTCGTGAGGTGTGCCACCATCGTCTTGTACTGAAGCGCTCATTTGTTGACCAGCGACATAAAGATCCATACCAAAGTTGTCGATAACAACAGAAGTTGAAGCTTCAGTGGTGACAGTGGCCAGAAGACCACCGCTATATTCGCCCTTACCAACAAGACTTGCAGTGCCTTGACAAATTTCCTGAGCGTTGAAAGTATACTCAAGAGTATTAACCTTCATGCCAGTGTAAACAAAATAAGCCACATCACGGCCGACTTCAAAGGTAAGACCTTCAGGAAGATCGCGGGCCGCTTCGATATAATGCGTGTAGACATTGTTCCAGTCAGAATTTGTCTGGACAATATAAGCGCCAAGGGGGACCTTTACTGTAAACAATGATGAAGCACCATTAACAGTGACACCATCAGCGTTCAAAGCGTATTGAGCTGTTGAGATCTCGGCTTGAAGCTTGCCGCTTGAATCTTTGTAGATAGCAGCCAAGAAATAATGATTGCCAGCACCAGAACCAGTACCAGCGACAAAAACGCTATTATCAGCCACAACCATATCATTTGCAGAAGCAGCATATTCAGTCGTTACGCGACTACCAATAGCGCCATCAGCAGAAGCAACACTGACATAATCGCCCAGAGCATGTCGTGCGATAAATTCATAACCAGTTGTGTTCTGTTCAAAAGCAAACTCACCACTTACATTGGAAACGCCGTTAACACGCTTCGTCAAAGCACGATTCGGGTCAAGGGCTTCAGAACGAAGGTCGCCAATTTCATTTTTGAAACCTTCAGTTTTAAAAGCGATTCGATTGGTTGGTTCAACAGCACGTCCCCAGCAATTTTCATCACCGTAAGACAATTCGCCACGTGCACCAATAGCATGTCTAAAACTACATACGCTCATTTTCATTCTCCTTCAGACTTTAACGGTCCCTATGACCGTGAGCCTGGACTGGTGTAACCCCACGTCGTTCTTCAAACAGTACGGGGACGGTCATGTGAATAACTCCACCCACATAAACCTTATTTTGTTTCACCCTAACGGCTAAAACTCCTTCTTCTATTGTAGCGCCTTTCGAACTGAGTCCGTTCAAGTCCGAATTGCGACGTAGAATACGAGAGATTTCCCAAAGGGCATCACGAATCTCAATATCTTTTATCTTGTTGTTTAACTCTTGATGATAATAGTGTACCACAATATTCGCTTCTATATGCATAGCTTGTGGATATTTTTGCCCAATTGTCCTCGCTCCTTCACTCCAACTATCAAAAGAAACAGCTATACAAGGTGTTCTCGGCACTGTAATTACATCACCATCATACACTTCGTGAAGCCTTCTAATATATTTTAATTTCTGTCCTTTATCTTCTCTTTGCTCACGTTTAATTATTTCAACAAAATTATTAACTATGTCAGAAAATAGGTTTCCTGTTTTAATTAAATGTCCTGTTGGCAAACAATTTGTAATAGCACAATTTTCTGTCGAACAATCTTTTGGACCCATGTTTTAACCCTTCTCTCCAACTTTTGAAGAAGAATATTTCTTTTTTAATATAAATTCAAGTTCAGTTTTAAGTATATCAGAAATTTCATCCTTACCATGTTCTGACATATACATAATAGAAGCGTTATCATCGCTTATATCCATCATCATATCAGCAATAGCAATAGGATAAGGAATCCATTGGCCGCCATATTCTGTCGGTTTTAAGTCTGAAACATCCATGGAAGATTCTAAAGAAATTCCATTACCAGTTTTTACTGTTTTTGTTTTTTCAGCGGGGACATCTCGAAAGAATCTTTTTTCTAAAGTTCCAGTAGCTTTCCAGTTACTAGAATGGTTGATAGGAAGCCAGTCACCGCCGGAAAATCTTATGGTATCATATCCAAATTTTTCTAATTTTTTCTTTACGTCGTCAATTGGTTTGCCAACGAGTTCTTCTTTTGTTTTTCTCCATTCGGAACCTGTCGGATAAGACTTTGCAATATTGTAATTTTTTCTAATTTTGGTGTTCATGACTTTTTTTATTGTGTCGATGAACTTTTCATTTGAATTAGAAGATAAATTAATAAAATCAGTTATGAATAATCTAAAATTTCCAGATAAATTTTCTATTCCTGTTAAATCTACATCTACTTTTATCATTTAATATTCTTTCTTTATGGCCAATCCATTTGTGACCAACAAATCATTTAAATTTGTCAACACTCCGTCTACATCACAAAACACTGTAGCTAGATATCTCCCGTACTTACCTTTTTTGTCTTTAACTGAATGCATAGACACTTTGGCCCCAGGGTGAAGCATTTTCTTTACAAAATCAGAAGATAGTTTTCCTCTAGCATATTCTTCAGAATCGTGTTTTACACCATAAACTTCAGGGGTATCGATCCCGAACAATCGCACACGCATCTTTTGAAAAATATCAAATCCCAAATCAACCACAAGGTCAAGAGTGTCTCCATCTACAACTTTGACTACCATGGCGTTATACTTATACATTTTTATACGTCAATCTCCTTACAAGATGCCTGATCAACAAAAAGCCCCTCAGTTGTTGTATCTACTCATTCAGTAAGAACAAAAAACACACTTCCAACATCTATTTGAAACCATAGACATCCTCTTACATCTTTTTAATTGAAACGGAATCGACAAATGTTACGTAATATGATAACGTTTCTGGATTGTGAAAACCAAACGCTGAGTAACCTGATAGTACGGGAACGGTTGTCGGAAAAGAGTAAGCTGTATCTCCGAGAAGAATTGTCGGTGTAGTCGTACCATTAACATGTATGACGTCTAACATCTTTGTCCAAACAGGCTCACCATTTGTAAGATTGTCGCAAACTGATGCACCTTGTGCCATGTATACGAGAATGTGAGCATCTTGATCTTCTTTGATGACATCGAGTCTCAGACCGTTCCACTTTTGACCAAAGTCATCAGCCGCAGTAGACAATCTAACTGTGGCAACTGGTGAATTAGATAAGCCCATTGTTAGATACAAGTCAATATGAGTATATGCCCCACCAATATACGCTTGATACCCAGTGTCTAAGTCCAAAGAGCCAGCATTGTCGTCAGCATTCAAAATCAATCTTGGTTGATTGACGAATCTAAAATCAACGTTTGTGCCTCCTCTTGTGTCTTCGGTTCTGAAAAAACCTCTAATTGACTTAGAATTCTCAGTAACATAAGCTGGGTCTATCAGCTTGTAGAATGTCTTCAAGTCATTAGCAGAAGGTGCATTGAAGCGTCTACAATAAGAACCGTGATTTGTTAATATCGGGGATGTTAGAGAAGAATGTTGTACTTTATTCTCTGAAACCCCCGATATTTCTTGTGTCCAGTCGTCTGCTGGTGTACCTACTCCAAAAGCCATAATATTCTCCTATGAACATAGCTTTCGCCATGTGATTAAAAAGAGCAGTCCCTCTCTGGAATTGAACCAGAGAGGGACAAACCCGGAAGGACATTAGATGAGCCTTCCCATACCCCGGAAGGACATTAGATGAGCCTTCCCATACCCCGGAAGGACATTAGATGAGCCTTCCCTAAAAATATTATACACTTTTAACTCCGTTTCTCACCATGAAATTACATGGATAGATGTCTGAACCAAAGTGCATTGAAATCTTTGCTCGCGACAACCTGCCGACTCTATTGTTACTTTTGTCTCGAAGTCTAAAATAGATATCTGGTACAGTATTGTATTTAGCGCTCCTAAAAGTAGAGCCTGGAAATTTTATATCTTTCAAAAAAGTTTCTTGAAAAATACCTACTCCATTTTTAGGACTTGAACGCCAAAATTCACTTGGATCTATTGTAGCAAAGTCTATTTGTTGTTTATCGGTACTGAAATAAACAACTTCCAAATCATACAAAGAAGTATCAAACCAATCGAGCCAAATAACATTCACTCCCATTGGTTTAACCAATATGGCCTTTTTTGACGAATCAGTTCTACTGTAAAGAGAATAAAAAGCTACACCTTTACCTTGATGACCGTTTAATACTCTTTCCCTAATTTTCTTAGTGTTGCTGTGTGCTGTTCCGACTTTTATATTAAAAGATTCATATGAATCTTCAAAAGCAAAATAAACTTTATTTATTGAAAACCAGTCGTTAGGAACTTGTTCTAACCCACCAGCAGCACTATATACATGTCTCCCCGAAATAGACGTTGAATAAGGTCCTATAATGGATTCCGCATTATCGGATTTCGGCATACTATACAATCTGCTGTAATTACTTGTAGTCCAAAACAAATTTCTGTGTTTATCCATTTCGTTAAAATCGGCTGCCGTAAATCCACCAAGTCCACTATGAGCCTCATTCCACATTGCTGCCAATAAATTGATATACCCTTTTCCATAGTAAAAGGTGTCTGTTCCAAACTTGTATCTTCTTCTTCCTTTCATGCTCATATACATGGTGTTATATCCCCACATCCTAGAGAATGTGGGAATAGTTTCATCTACAATATCGTAAACTCTCAAATCTACATTTTCAATAAAAAAACCTGAATCTTCTTTTACATTACGATCTTTCCATTTTCCATATTCATTAGCGTCAGAAAACGTCAAATTATCATAAGTCTTGTTTGTTGTATAATTAGTTACTTGCCATTTGCTTTTAGCAAATCGTCCAGCGTTCCAATCTCTAACCACTTTTGGGGCAAATCTTTCATTATGTGTGAGTAATGAAGACGTATTGGTCGGATATTCTATATTCATTTCTACGAGAGTATCGTAGAACAATTTCTGACCAGTTTCTTTATTGAATCCGTCGCCTTCCATGTTCTCTCCTAATTAGGTCGTCTCATTAGAGATGCAGTGGCAACTGAACCACAAGGTTCAGTGTCTACAAAACCAAGATTCTGTGTCAACTGCACCTCTAATGAGACGAACATATTATAGCACCTTTGTGCGATAATAACTCGCTATAAATTCATCACCATTATTCCCAGGCAACCAAATACTTCTCTTAGCTACTTCCAAAAGTCTATCTGAAAAGTCCATAATTTCATTAGTCACTGTGTTTCTCATAGTAAATCTGAAAAATCTTCCAGAATCTCCCCAATTTCTACCAGATATTTCAATTCTATTAGCATCATAAATACCATAAGGTACTAAATTAGTATTTCTGCCAGTACTGTCAGATACTGTGCCAGAGCTTCGTCTCAAGCCTGTTTTCCACACTTCAATACGCCATGGATCGAGAGGTAAATTTTCTGCGAACTCACTAAACATAGCATGATTACTAAATAGTTTCATTGTTGTAGTATCATAATGTGGTTCTAAGGGACAGACATATTTAGCCGCATATATCATTTCATTTGTATCTTCGTAATCAAAGCCATCAAACAAGAAATGTAAAGGTTGCGTATCTCCTTCCATAGACATTCTTGGGGTAATCGCTCTGTTCTTTGCAAGTTGACCATCTCTTCTATACATTTTTAAAGACATTTTATAAGGGTTCTGACATTCAGTGTATTCCAACTGATAAGTGGAACTCATATTAGGATTTAATATTCTAACATTGTCTATCAAATCTGAAACAGTACCGGCTAATACTATTCCAAAAACCCAATCAGTTCCTTTAGTCAATAATACTCCATCCTCATAAACCTTAACAAAATCTCCTCCAGTGAACATAACAAATGGCATTTTAATATATCGTTCACCACTATTATCAACTGTAAGATTAGAACCAAGTTGGATTTTTGTCTTCGTAGTCTTATTACATACATCTATTGATCCACCTGAACCAGCAGTCTCTCCAATGTAGTAGAAGCCCATGATATAAGGATCGGTAACATTAGATTTAAAATCATCAGAAAGAATCAATTCTCCGTTATCATAATTAAAAATCCAACCAACAGTTTTATTAATTCCTAATCCAGAAGTACCATCTGTAGTAAGAATTTCTGTTCCAGCACCATTTGGATCACCATTATAAAGTCTTACAGCATAACCAATAGAAGCAGCTCCATTAGCTTGTGGAATCATTTGTGGCTGAATCCAATTTTTAATTCTAGGACTAGACCAATCATTATAACCAGATAAAGCAACATAGGTAGAAGCATTTGTTCCTGGAACTGAAGTCAAATGTATGCTATTAGTAGGTAAACTAACATCTGCAATAATTCCAGTTAATGGGCCAGCAGCATTAGTTCTAGCTTCAGATATATTAGAAGCAGGATTAGCTTCTAATATATCAGCTTGAACTAATACTTGACGACTATCAATCATTTTTCCAGATAATAAACGACTTTCAAACCAAACACCTGTGCTATTAGCATCAAAAACTGATCCTTGAAGAATCTTAGTGTCTATGTTGCGGCGTTCAGCATCGGAAAAGCCCATCATTAACTCCTAAATTGCATCGGCTTCTTGAAGCTTTGTTTTAAATTCAGCAATCATAGCTTCAAATTCAGGAATAGAAGTTATCTTAATTATAGAAACACCTTCTGAAACCCGAATACTTAACCTAACTTTTCTGTCTTCAATTATAACAGAAAAATCTTCATCAAAACTAACCATAACAAACTCCTTAAATAAACGTAACAATCATGCTATCTAATCGTATGATTTTATTGTTTATTTTAACATGAATATAAATTCCGTCTTCCATGTTGAAACCACCGAATGTAAAGTCAACAATTTGTCCAGAACTTGTCGCTTGACGACAATGACCATCCGTCACTCCATCATCAAAAGTAGCAAAATTATAATTGCCGCCATGAAGCAAAAGTGGAGTTATATTACCAGGCGTTGGCCCGACATTTCCCATGCCAGAAACTTTATAAATAAATATTTCAAGATTTCCATTTGCTAAATCAGTTGTAGCGTCAGACATAAAATTACCAGAAAACATTAATCTTCCCGAACTTCTGCTTACCCCTGATAAAGGTCCTCCATTAACTGTTGAATCTCTTAATGTTCTATAATAATTCACATTACCTTGAGAAGCTAAAGAACTATAATCTGGATTCGGGCCACCTTCATCAGGTTGATAAAAAGACCAGTCAAGATTAATAGCATTTGAGGAAGAAAATAATGTCGCTGCATCAGGGTGCATAATTTGACTATTAAAAACCATCGCTTCATTTGAAACTAAACTATTCACAGAATTCCAATTGCCTAGAAAGGAACCTGCATTAAAAAATTCATCCTGTCGTCTAGCTTCATCATCAAAATATTCTTCTTTATCTGTTGACCTTATTCCCCATGTATCCACCAAAATAAAAGCCACAGGAGAGCTATCAACAGCGCCATTTCCCCACGTATCAGCAGGATTTGCATCAATTGAAGCTGCGTCTCCAACATATCTAAAGTTTCCTTGCGTAATAGCCCATGCATCCCAATTATAATTGGCATCAATGTCATCATATAAATTCGACCAATTTGAAAAATTTGCTGCACCGGATCCATGCATACTTTCATGTAAAGCAGGCAAACCATAATCAGTTCCAATAATATTTAAGTTGGAATCAATCCTTGAAGTATCACGGTTCAAGTTGTCGATATCAGTCACGCCAACAGTAAATCTTGACCCAAGTATATAATATTCAAGCCCTGACAAATGTTTGCTTAAAACACTACCGGGAGTTTCAACAACTGAAGTATTGCCATTTATTTGAGGAGTATTTGGGTTATTGTCCAAGAAAACATCGGTTTGAACAAAAGCATAACCGGTTCCAGTATCAGTGCTAGTATCCGTTGTATGGACTGCCACGACATGAATTCTTCCACTTAACAAACCATTGGAAGCCAAAACTCCAGCCACGTCAACAATTATGGACATGTGCGCCTTAAAACGTGGCCCATCAACACCATAAGAAGAAATTGTTACTTGTATATTCCCGCTGCCATAACTTCCATTGGCTGCAATAGGAACTGTAGTGAGTTCTTCTAATATGTTTGTCCCATCCGCGTCATAAACAACTACATGGGCTGTAGAATCGCCGCCGAAGCCAGTTGTTGTACTTGGAGTCGTAAAAGTCATCGAACCTTGTAAAGTGGCTTGTTGTACTGTATCTTCCCAACCAGAAGTATTAAATGGATTACCTTGAGCAATCGGGTCACTAATGTGCGCAATTAAACGTGAAATTGATTCGCTCGTCCATTGTGCGCCATTAGCCCCGTCATCAGTATTCCAATGACTGTCAAAAGCAGGAGGCGGAATATAAACATTAACAACGCCCGGAGAAGCGCACTGAGATAAAACATCTGTTCCAATAAAATTCAGAGTTGTTACATCGCTACAAATCAACCCGCCTTCATCTAAAATTTCTAATGTGCCAGGTGTTGGAGGTGTACCGCCTGAAGAACTTCCAGCTTGAGAACTCGTAAGATAAAGGTCACAAAAAATATCTTCTCCAGCAGCTCCACTTAAAGTCAGAACAATCTTTAAATAAACAGAATTAATTTGACGTGCCCAAGTCCAATTTTCAGAACCAGATAAAGCTTTAGTCCAATGAGAATTTATGTCTTCACTTTTAAACCAAATTAATCCATCTGTTGATTCATAAACATCCGCTATCATGGAAGACAACCCGCCATAATTAGAAACGCCTATCATCAAAGAAATTTGACTAAAACCCGTTACATTAACTGGTTCGCTATTTTCCAGCGTTAAAGAAGAAACATTTTGTTCTTCTATTATGCGTTCAACTTTTTGTTCTATAGGACCATAAACAGGCATATCTTTATCCCATCACAAGTGTAGAAACAGTGATAGTGTCTCCAAGAGCAGCCGAAACGGCGTTAATGTGAAACCTAGCAAAGTTTCCTTCAAAACTATTAAAATTCCAAATCCACTTTTCGTCCGATGTTAATCCAGCTTTCTGTCTTGACATTTCTTGTGTGTTTGAGTCGTCTAGTGGCCAATGCCAGTTGGTTCCATCTTGAGAAACTTCACAAGTTACATCAATTTGACTTAAACTAATATGGTTTGAATGATCAACATAAAGTGCTAATTCGTTATAACCACCAATTATAGCAGGACCAGCTATAATTGGACCAGAAGACAAATCAGCGTCAGTGATAAGCCTTTGATAACCTTGAACATTTAATGTTTTAGACATCACATCCCACCAGTCAGTAAATAATAATTCACACAATAATTGAATGAATCTTCTGTTTTAATTTTAAACGCATTACGCTCTGGAAATTTAACGCCATCTTTAACACCGCATATACCAACGCGTTCAAAGACTGATTCGGTTTTGATCCATTGCGCGCCATTTGATACCGCTTTGCCTGTCTCACCATTGAAGTACTTACTGTATTTCCTGACATAACCTTTAACCAACCTATTCGCGTGCGTTGCCCACGAACTTAAATCTTCTTGATCCGGCCCTCTATTAACGCCATTGGAAATGTCATCAATGTTACCAGGTAAACCCGGAATAGTTTGTTCGTTATAAATGGAACTATAAATAAAAAATGCAGCAAAGCGAGAAGCAGCTTGCGATAGTGTTTTAGGAATATTATCTCTAGTAAATCTTAATTCAGATTCCTTCGCTTCCAACCAAGATAAATTTTCTTCTAACAACATATCGACATAAACTTCTGCATCATTTATAAACCTAACAGCATCCGCCTGCGACATGTGACTGTCAGTATCAAATCTTATAATGTCGTTCTCTTTCGCCAAACCTTCCCAAGATTCAGAAGGTATTCTGACACTATTATCTGAAGCCACAAAGTCTTCACTGACAATTCCTTCGCCTATAACTGTCAATTCAATATTATGAGATTCACCAGAATAAACGGTAAATTCTTGAGAGTTTTTGAACATTATTTGAAAAGGTTCATGGCCAGAATATTCTGGTCCAATAGATAAACTAGAAAGCTTTACAGAACCTTCATTACCTGAATCACAGGAGAGATTTTTGTAGAAGTATGAAAAACGTATTCTACGTTCATCTCCCGATGTCCTAAGTACCCGCTCCACATCTTCCAAACGACAATATGTCGCCCCCGGTACTTGACCACGCCAAGGTTCAGACCATGGTCCATTTTCCTGAGAGGCGTCATCATAAAGACGCCATTTGTACCAAAAGAACTCACTTCCATTCCAGTCTTCAAAATCATAATAATTTTGATCTTCTCGCAATATTAGACGAGTGTTAGAATTGGTGATCTCTTGGTATAACCCATGTTTAGTTTCAGAACGAAAGATTTGTGCTCGGCCAAACGTTTTCATTTGAACGTTTATATCTTCTATCCATGGCTGAACAATAATCAATGACATTTACAGAATCTCCGGCGTAATTATTAATTTAATTTTTTGCCAAGTCCGTATTTTTCCAGAAGAATTAGTGACTTGTATTTCAGCAGAATAAATTCCTTGAACCAAATCACCAGGGCCAAAATCAATAAAAAATTCTCCACCAGTCAGATCAATAATATTTGCCGGAATGGTTAGCGGAACAGCGTAGGCGACGTGCATTTCCGCGACGAAACCAGTCATATCAACATCAGCGCCGTCTTGATCTTTTAAATAAAATGGGTATTCTGGAAGTGTATCCCCAGCAACAAGTTCCATGTTGAGCACGTCTTCATGCTCTGTTGGCGGATAACCATGATACAATTTGTAAATTGACATTTTTTCCTCTTATCTAGCTTTTACCTATAAAACATTGTATCAGAAAACCGTTACGAGTCATCGTTGGTTTCAAACAATTGTTACAATATTAGAAGACGCTAGTCTTACGGCTTGATGAGCTAATGTAAGTTTTTTTTCTTGATACTTAATTAATTTTAAAACTTTTTCAATATCAACTTTTTTTCCGTCTTGAATAAGCAAAAAGGTTTCTAATGTTTCTCGATCTATAAACTCAAGTTCAATTAATGTTTTTCCCAACAATTCATTTTCATGTTCCCGTTGATAGCTCAAAGCTTTCTCTAACTGGCGGTTGTCTATTCTGCCAAACTTTAGAAGCAAACTCCCAAGGGATTGCGGGTCTTTCCTCGCCTTCTCAATAGTTTCGTCAAACGTCTGCTTTTTCTTTTTCCAGAACATGTCAATCGCCTTCCTCTTCATAATCCCCAATCTTAGGTAACGCAAAAACTTTATATTCCCCCTTTAATAAAGGAGAACTTTTTAAATCATTTTTAAATTCAATTACATTGCGGGAAATTAATTCTAAATTATAACCAAGAGTTTTTAATGTTTCACTTATTCCCATTAAAGTCCTCTCTACAGCTACATCTCCCTTTACTTTTAAAACGGCAATTTCAACAAGTTCTTTATTCATTTTTACATTTTGCCGTCTTTCGAAATACCAAAGGACAACAAAAAGACCCCAAGCAGCGTAAACTCCACCGCTTTTTAGGACATCAACCAACCCCTTCAAAACTTCCACGGGGTTCTCCATTTTTCACGAAACCGTTCCTTCTGGCACAAGTCCCTCAGACAACAAGGCGCTCCAAATTCCATTTTTGATTTCGTCATATCTAGTGCTGCCATCTGTTACTGGCGCAGTCACAGCGCTTAATATGGATGGACCAGACAATGTTTCTTTGTCCCGTTTAACCGCAACAAATTTTTCATCATCATCTATATAACCCTTACCGTAATCAACTACTATAATTAAACCAGCGGGGTCATTTGGATCAATACGAATATTCATTCCATAAATTCGATATTCATTCACCTCTTTGTCGAAAACCTTTTTTATTTCTACAATTTCTACGTCATTTGATGTAAAAGCCATTATTCATGTCCTCCTAAATTCCACGCTGTGTAATACGGTACAAGACTCATTAAAGCGATATCGCCAGAATACGCATCCGTATTTCCGTGTCTAAGAATACTTATCCAAAGAACGTCTCCGTTACCATTATCTCTTCTTGATTTCATCTCAGACACGTCTAATTCTACAGAAAATGTATTCTGGATTCTTCTTGCTGGAATAAGTATTGAAACATTAACAGACTGTTCATTTGAACCCGCAACAGGGGCTTGTGATCTGCTAAAAAAAACATCTTCACCGTCATATGTCCACCCCCATCTAATTGTCCAATCAGAATGATTGGTTGGATCATTATCGGAACCTACAAATGACCATTTCAAAACAATCGGACAACTCGTATCAATATCCAATGGCAAATAGGTGTTCAAACCAGATAAATCTTCACTCCCACTCACGAATCTATTCATCTTAAGGCCACATCCGAGGCGATCTCCTAAATATAAGTCAGCAGCAGCAGGGGGGTGATAAAAACCTTCTAATAGACCAAGATTCCATTCAACATAACGAAGAGGTCTAGCTTTTCCATGAAACATAATCCACCCATCATGTCCGATATGAGTGTGAGAAGGATGAAGTTTTAATAATTCAAAAATAGGCTCTGTTGTTATGGCGACGGCCACCCTAAATCTAATCCAATATTGAATGCTGCCCAAACTCACTGGATCATTTTTAACCCACTGGTCGTCAAGTCTTTTGTCAAAGCGTACAGACTCTTTTCCAATACGCTGAAAAATTTCATAATTAGTAAATGGAAGTTTTTTCCCTGTTTCTTGTGTTGACATAGTATTCAACCAAGACCACGTAGAACCATCCCAAAATTCAATAACAATTTCTCCAGTTCCACCTAAATCAGCCGCTTGAACAATATCAAACATGGACCCAAAAAATTTCTTCTTATCGAATGTTTCTTGATCATCAAGGTCCCAAGAAACATAAAGAGCATCATTCACAGAAGTTCCTGGGATCCCAAACGTAGAACCCGTTGCAGATTTGGCAGCAGGCGTCACGTTAGTAAATACGCCAGAAGAATTCAAATATTCATACACCCTTATACCACGAGAAGTTTCCCTTCCTTCGCCCATATGAGATTCTTGACCATATTCAGGAACTCCTGTGGAAGTACTTACAGTTGAAATGAAAGTCTCTTGCTCTTCTGTTCTAGATGAAAATTGAATATTAATATTAGTAAAATCATCAGCTTGAATTTTATGTTCGTCTAAACTACAACCCGTAAGAGAAATTTCACTTGTGCCAGACTCTTGTAAAACATCGAAATTGGACAACCCTTTACTAACAATACTATTTCCAACTACTCTATTTATTCCCGTAGATCCAGTGTGGATAACTGTTTGACAATTATTAAAAGTTATATTTGAAGGATAAACTGAACCTCCTAAATCAACTGTTAGACCATAAGAGCCACCTGCTACACCAGAATTGTGGACCCACAATTCCGAGCCGGAACATTGAAATGAAATTTGAGAATAAGAAAGTAATCCGTTAGCACTTACTGTAGCTCCATTAGAAATATTCAAAAATATATTCACGCCAGATAATGATTTACAATTTTCTACAAAAGCATCAGAATTATTTATTTCTATTGCTTGTTGACCTTGAAAAAAAACACAATTCTTAACGCCAACTCTAGTCTTTCCAGATGCTTGTACTGTAACATCAGAAGTAGGCCCACTTAACGAAATGTTCTCTATTGAACTGTTATCTGCCATATCAAACAATGGAGCTGAATTATTACCAGCAACCACTATAGAATTATCACTTCTTCCAACGATTTTAACAAATGGTTTCATTAGTACGGGAAGTTCACTGAACAGCCCAGATTCAACTATTATCACATAAGGTTTAACATTTGCAGCGTCTGTAATAGAAGTCATTGCCGCATTAATAGAAGTGAAATCACCTCCTGATTTGGCAACAATCACAGTTTGTGCGGAACGAATTGGATGTTGATGGTCAAGAAGAACACCATTTAAACCCGTAACATTAATTTCATCAGAACCACCACTTTCGTGAGTAGTGTGATGCGCAGTCACAGGGCCACCGCCTCCACCACTTTGTGCTGCTTGTGCTTTAACAGGAACAGCGCTAGCAGTCGCAACAACACTTAATGACTCTCCGCCTGGAGAAGTGGGAACAAACGTCACTCTGATTAACTGTGCTCTTGATTTTACTGTCCACAACCACTTTACATTCCCAGAAATAGTTTTAGATAAAACTAAATCATTTTCTCCGGAATCATCTGTGATATTATACCAAGTTAACCCGCTGTTGTATGATGCTTCAAAAGTGGCATCAATTTTTGCTAAACTTGAATAGTTTTCAATGGTTGAAGACAATCCCATTTCAGAAAAACCATCGACATCAACAATAAACTGCTCACTTCCACCAGCTAAAGTTGCAGACAAAATCTCGCCAATATTTTTATACTTTATCGGACCATAACTTTTCATGCGAAAACTCCGCCCCACACATTTATTGTGTCACCAGTAGGACCCGTTCCAGTAAAACTAAAACGCATTGCTACACCAATTGTCGGCGTATTCCAAAGCCAATTATAATTCCCTGAAACATCTCTACTCATCACAAGGTTTCCGGTTGATACACTTGTGTTCAAACCAAAATTATCTTGTATAAAGAAAAAATTAACCATATCCCAAGTAGCTTCAACTCTCATGCTAATTTTGGATGCTGCAACATGAGACAATTCGATTCTTATAGCGGCTTCAGAATACCCATCTACATGCAACAATTTTGACACAGGAGCAGCTAATAAATTAGCTGAATCCAATAATTTGTGTTCTGCTTCAGCATGTATCATCGTTCCGTAAAACATATTGAACACTCTTTGTTAAATGCCGCTCTAATAACTATACAACATTTACCTAATGTTAAGTAACACTTCAGAAGATAAAAACACAGTGCCCATTCCAATAACAACACCAAGTGACACTAATCCAACCCCTACATACAAAAAACGTTCTTCTTTTGATTCTTTTTCTTCTAGTTTTTTTATTAAAAATTCAATTCTTTTTCTTAAAATTTCAGATTTATTTTCTTCTATTTTCAAAATATTTTTAGAATTTTTTACTCTTAAATCTAACACTTCTATTTTTTTAAGAAGAAGGACTTTTTCTTTTTTTAAAGACTCTTTCTCTTCCACAGAACTTAATAATTCTTTGGCCTTTTGAGACTCTATGAAAATTCCTTCTTTGCCATCATGTGTAATTGGTTCAGCGCCAAATACAACTGAATTCAAAAAACATAATAATAGAATAGAACTCATTTAAAAACCCATATCAGTAAGATGTTTTGCAACTTCTTCATCATTTAATCCCAAAGATTCTAATTTTTTCTTTTGACTTGTTTTGTGTACTAACGCTATATCTTTATCCAATTTTGTCAAAATTTCTTCATGCTTTATGTCAAACTCTTCCATTATAGTTTTCTTTTTTGTCAATTCTTTTAGCTTATTTTCATAAAAGTTAGAACTCCATTTAGACCAAATGGATTTGGCAGTAGATTTGGCTCCTCCAACAAACACCACCGCAACACCAATTACAACGCCAACAGTCGCTAGTAATAATAAAGTATATGTCATGTTGCTCTTAATTAGATTAAACAACAAAAGCGCCTTTGAATAAAGAACATTCATCGTTTTTTCCCAAACAATTCTAATTTAGTTCTAACTATTTTCCAAATTTGACCACTTATTCCGCCTAAAGCGATACCAGTGATAATTTTTCCTTGTGTAGAAGCACCTTCAATAGCTCCTGGAACAAATGACAGCCCTAGCCCTAACAAAATCGGGAGCCATGGAACTATGGCCAAAACAAATTTCTTTTTGTCAATTTTATACACTTTTGTCGTTTTCTTAATCGCGCTAATTATCGCAATCACTACAAGCATAAAAATTACATTTTGGTATCCGAGAATAATATTAAGATCCAACATAAAACCTCCGTGTTTTAATGATAACATAAAAAAATGTTTTTAGATTTGACTTGAAAAAAGCAGCGTTAAAAATTTGAAATCATTGAAGTTATATTTGAAAACTCAGCAAGAATTTTTTTTGCATTCACATTAAAGTCTTGTCGTTCATCAGAGTTGTAATATTCAAATATTGACTGACGAGTCTCGTCACCGCCGTCAAAACAAAACACAACAATTGTTTTAGACTTTCCGTTTTTGCTTGAGATCAAAACTTTTTCCATTCCTCTATAAGGAAACCCACGCGCTTTTAGAAAAGAAGAAATCCTTTTTTCTCTCGTTCTATAAAAAGATTTAATTTCTTCTTTATCTGGAGCCTTGCCATTGGCCTTATGATACATGGAATCAATTATTTTCGTAGAAGTCGTGCTTCTATTCGATATATCATACTTCTTTTTAACAAAACCATCAGCTACGCCATTACGAATAACTTCAATTTTTTCGTTTTGAGACATGGCTATTCACCAGATTCTTTTTTCAACTGCTCTTCAGCTTGCTCTTCAGCTTGCTCTTCAGCTTGCTCTTCAGCTTGCTCTTCAGCTTGCTCTTCAGCTTGCTCTTCAGCTTGCTCTTCAGCTTGCTCTTCAGCTTGCTCTTTCATTCCCTTAAGAACCAACTTCTTTTCATCTTCGCCAAGTGTTTCCATCACTTCCTTACGAGCCAATTCACGAATCTTTTCGACACGTTCTTTTTTTGTAAGAGTGTTAAATGCTTCTTGCAATTCCTGTTGAGTTCCACCAACAAGGCTTAATACAGGCAATTTCTTACCGCTACTGCCGCTAAATTGATATCCTTCCACAAGACATTCAACCATAGCCTCATTGATCTGAATCCCTTTGGCTTTAAACGCACGAGGATAAACTTTCAGCTTTCCATCTACTTTTGTTTGCCAACCATGTAAATTAACCGAAACTGTAAAATTTTCTAACTTTTTCATCTCTTCTCCTTTTTATAAAAATGGCCCGGCCCAGATTAACCGGAACCGGGCCATTATAAACCCAAAAAAGCTTGCGTGTCTACTACGCAGTTACTTTCGCAACCATATTTCCCGTGGGGAAGTACAGAATGGGAAGTCCATAAACACCTTCGATGAGTTGAATCTTGGGCGGATCACCATCATCATCAATAATTACCTTACTGAAAATGCCAGGTGTCGGACTCATCATGCCACCAGGACCATAAGCGCTCGGAGTACTGATAAACTCAGCGATATTTGGACCGCCAATGACGTTTGAAGGAAGCTCACCACGAATGACGAAACGATTGTCAGGGATAAACCGACGTTTAACAATGACACGCGAACCTTCTGGATAACTTTCCAGAGGAGCGGCTGTAAACGTGATAGTACGACCAACAACATTCAAAATGGTCGCTTTTTCACGCGCTACACGTTGACCCCGCACGTGCATCAAAACAACTTCATCGCCAACGGCAAGACCATCATTTTCAGCCAAGGTCACAGTAACAGTGACACCACCAAGAATTGGAGTCTTCATCTTCATGTCAAACATATAGCCCTTATCGAAAACACGATAAGGCAGACCGCCAAAGGTAGACAGAATATTACCAAGAGCTTCGCGATTCATCATGGCAGCGTGTGTGCCTGTCCCAATAAACTGCGATTCATGAAGAGTTCGAATTTTATCGTTTTGCAACAGCAACTTTTCAATTGCCATATTGAACTCAAAATACTTAGGTTCAGTGCCCTCATCACGGAACTGATAGAGCCAATTCTGCATATCAGCAAGAGGATCACTCGTTGCTAAATTCCAAGTCGCGGGACCGACGAGAGCGGGAGTGAACTCAGCAGGAATGCCATAATCAACGTCAACAGTAACATCATCTTGAGTCACATTCAAATGACCCATCATCATCTGCCATTTAGACCACTCAAGGCGTGTCTCAAGTCGAAAGCGCAAACCGCTCAAACGTTCAGTGATTTTCTGTTCAGCAGTTTCGACTTCACTAGCTGTGCCCATTTTACGCATAACACGCATATCGCTTTCACTCAGCATGATCTTCTCGCGGAAGAATGCAGGGCGGAAAGAGAACTGGCTACGAGAACCATACTCTACTGTAGGTGACTCAGCGCCAAGCGAAACAGCCTGAGTCATTCCACTCATGGCATATTGTTCATCAACCGTAATGGTTTCTTGGTCTGTGGTCTTCAAAGGGACATCGTTGACCAAATCATAACTAGAAGTGTCAGGGACAATAGCATCCACAACTTTGTTCACATAGGCTGGTTGTAGCAGCTTGTGATTTTTAAATCCGTCCATTTTTCTCTCCTTTACCTAAACTAATTAAAGTCAGGAAACACAAAATTATTAAATGTTGGTACGTTCACGAAGTCGTGAAACCAACGCTCCAGAACCAACAACAGTGGCACCGATTTTAAGGTCAGCCCAATGTGTATTGGTTTGGAAACCAGTGGAATCAAAGATTTTTTCTTTCTTGAAAGTGGCTGTGAAATAAGCCATAGCCACGGCAGTTTCATTAGCCGCAGCACCACCAGCGTTCATAACGACTTCAGCGCCTAGAACGATAATAGTTTCAATTTCCGCCGGAGTGGGAGGAACAACGTCCAACTCTTTGTAATAATCTGCTCCAGCAGGTACATACATAAGCAGGCCGCGACGAAGGGTTTCAGTACCATTGGCGTTAGATGGATCAGTCGCGCCTGGGTCAATGGTGATTGAGATTTTTTCAAGGTCATGAGAACTGGCCAGGATTTCTTCGCTCATCCCTACGCCGTCAAATTCAACATAACCATATTGGTTGCTAGCAGTCATTTTGACTCTCCTTGTTTAAGACAAAAAATTCGTCTTTACATAAACGGCTTACTTGGTTTTAACGCCAACTTTAGCCAGGTTCTTCTTAATGCGGTCTTCATCCATCAGGTCGATCTCTTCGCCGTCAGACAAAACAATTTTCTCGTCTTTTTCGGTTTTTTCAGGAGTCTTAGTCGCATCATGTTTCAGGTTCTCACCTAAATCAATTTTTCCCTCTTTGGGAATAGCGGACAGAATTTCATCAATCACATCTTTCAAAGCAATTGACTTGTCAGCAGCGCCTTCTTCAGAGAACTTATAAAGTTCAATGACACGATTAGCGGTCAAATGTTTCTTGACAACTTCGACAACGGCTGGGGTGTGATTCTGTTCAGCAAGAGTTTTACAATAAAGCTCAACATCTGACTTACGACGTTCTTCACGAGCTTCATCAGCTTCAGCCAAAAGTTTTTCATTAACTTTGGCCATTTCCTGCATTTTCTGGTCTTGCTCACTGAGCTTCTTAGCTTGTTCACTAAACTTCTCGGCAATTTCAGCTTCAGTTTGAGCGTTTACTTCAGAAAACATTTTCTGAGCATCCTTCAAGGCATCAATCTGCTCTCCATAGAGCTGCGCCGCTTCGGATTTTTTATCCTCAATAGCGTCGAATTTTGCCTGAAGATCCGCGATCTTTTCTTCAAGTTTCTTCATCTTTCCGACTCCTTCGCCGCTATCTTCCGAAGCGGGCTTTGTTTTTGGTTCAGAATATTTATCACTATTTTTAGAACTACTGTTGGCGGACCCTCCTTCAGTAGAACCAGGCGTAGTAACAACTTTCATCCCCGGAATGTACGGTCTATTAGTAAGTCCACCACCCATTGCAGTAGGACCATGCAAAAAATTTGTTTCCTTATCAGTAAAAGCATCTCTCACTTCAACTGAAAAATACTTGAATCTCTTTTCCTGAACTGATTCCAAACCCATCTTTGTATATTCTATATCGGAGGTCAACACCCATCGAGCAATCCCATCACTAAAACGACGTGCTTCAATGCCAAACTTTTTAACCCATGCAGCAGCACCGTATTCAGGTTGATGTTGAAAATCGAAAGAAATTTCACGGGCAACAGAACCATTAATGAAATTCGCCATTACAGACAAAAAATAGTCTCTATTAAAAACGATTTCACCATACCAGTAATGATCAAAACTTCCTTGTCTTAAAACCTCTATTTTTGTTCTGCCTGTTTTATCTATTTTTGAATCTGCTTGGGCCAAACTATAAAAACCAGCTTCTTTCTTGTCAGAAAGAGAATACACTTTCGGAGAGTTATTTTCGAAGCAACCACCGTCTTCAAGGCTGCAAGCAAATTTATTTCCTTTAGAATCTTCCGAAAATTTTTCAACTTCTTTTTCTGCTGAATCATCTTTCTCTGGACTTACTTCTTTTTCAATTTTCGCCAATTCTTCAAGGTCAATAGAAGTAAATCGAATAAAGCCACCATCGTCAATATAAATATTAATGTCATCTGGTAGTGATAAAATCATATCAGTTAAATCTTCTTCAGAAGAATCTTGATTGTTTGAAATAACACTAACTACATTATCCGCTAATTTATTTTTTTCATCTTCAGCGAGCTTAAAACCAAAAGTTTTTCTCGACATGATAGCTTTTTTCATTTCTTTAAACTTCATTTGAAACCTCTTCCGTTCCTTTTTCAAAGTAACGTTTTCTATTATTTATTTCTTCTTGCGTACGTTTTTTTTCTTTAACGGATTTTTCATTGCTATCATCTTTAGCATCCGCCTTCTCTGTCGGCTTCATTATATCAGTTTTTTCTGAACCATCTTCTTCTGGAGTAAAAATAGCATCATATTCTTCATAAGGTATTTCCAAAAATTCACACATATCTTTAATTGAAGGCATTGTTTTGGGCTTGTCTGTATCACTTACGCCGCCAGCAAACATCAACATTCTTAACAATGTATCACGCAAAAGGTTGCGTTTACCATGGTTAAGTCGCTCAATTTTTATTTGAGCATGAAAACGTTCTTCTGGAGGCCAGTTGTATTTAATTAAATCATTAACAACTGATTTATTTAAAACATCTTCAACCTGTTGAACTAGAGCTTCTTCTGACAAAAGGTGAATATCAGTATTATTCACGCCAGTTGCGTTAGTGTTTGAACCTTCTGAAACTCCAACTTTATCTGGAATCAGCATAGCTCGCATTTTATTTACAGACAAAAATCTTAATGCTTCTAAGAACATATCTCCACGCTTAGTATCTTCTAAAAACTTTACATCCCACTTCTTTTCACGCGATTCAGCGTACAAGTCACTAGATAATACAATAGAAGAGTTGCTTGACACTGCATTAGCCACAGCCAAACCAACGTCCATATTATCAACCTTCAATTTATCCTTAGTAACAGTGGTTCCTCTTGGAGCACGCGCTACAGCAGTTGGACTTCCTGTTCTATCCAAGTACCTAAGCATAAACTGAATAATTATTTGATACCAATACCAGGGCTGATACGCAGGTTTTAAACGACTAATGCCAAAAACATTTCCGAACTTTTCATCCATTGCGAACCAAACAACTTTGTCATATTTGACTTTTGGTTGCCTCTTCGTATAATAATTTTCTTGTTTAACATATTTAATTTCTTCTGTTTTTTTATCTCTAACGATGGACACGCTACTCGGTTTGACATATTTTACTTTTTTAATTCCAATTGTATAACCGTCTCGAATAATTCTTTCATTTCCAGATTCATCTTTTACTGTAAGTTTATAATTTGGAAGTTTTTCAAAAATCTTTTCTCCAACTGAAAAACCATAGTCATATGAAGTGAGCATATTACGCATAAGCTCACGATAAATTTTCTTAACAAGAGACTGAACGACAAGAGCCTTATCTGTGTCAGTCGAATCAATGCGAAAGTTTTGCGCCAATATTGGTAAAACTACAAATGATCTTCCGAGAGCTATATCTGGATCCAGCAACATTTTATCATAAGTCGAAACAGGAATACGATCTGAATTATAAGTTCCAATACTGTTACTTAAATTAGCAAAAAATATATCAGTTTGGCGAAGTTTAGAAGTAGCAAACGAAGGAGATTCATCAGAAGGATTTTCTAATTCCGCAAAAACTTCAGACATTTCCGTATGTATTTCTTCATCTTCTCTAAAAATCTGCAAAATTTGCTTTGCAATATCAGAATTTTTTTTCTTTCCCACTTTTAACCTCTATACTTAAAATCAAAAAATTCACTCATCATAGAACCAGAATTAAACGCTCCGCTATTACCTCTAACAAATCTAACCAAATCAGACTCTTTTACTGAAAACGAACTTGGCTCAATTCTACCATATTTATTTGACCTATGTGTTATCTGCGAAAAATTCTGCTGGGATATTATACGCTCATCATCTGCCTTATAGTCAACATCATTCGACAAATTCTTTTCATAAAAGTTTCCAGAGGCAGAAGCAAGAGCTTTTGACCAAAACTTATCTCCATGATGTTCAGTGTTTTGTTCAGCTTCATATTTCACATTTGAATATTCGCTAATTTTGCGCCTAATACTATGAATCTGCGTTATAGAACGTTTGTCGTCTATCAACCCTATTGTTCTATCTTCAAGCCTCTGCTTGAATCTCCTGGCCCATAAGCCCTTCCTTTCTGGGGTAAACTTCACAGGAATAATTTGAGAATGTATTCTCGCAATATTTTCTCCTAATTGACTTCCCATTCCGGTAGCATCAACCATTCCACCTTCAACTGAAATGGAAGAAAGAATTTTATTTATAGCGTATTCTTGAAGATAAAATGGAATATCATAAAGCCCAAGACACATTCTCTCTACGTGAAGATTGAAATCTCCAAACTCTATCTCTTCAAAAAGTGAAAGTTCAGCACTATCATTCACCCGGCCGACATCATATCCAAAAAATAAATGCCTTCCCCAACCGCGAACAGCGATATCCATTCTAACTAAAGAAACAAAATCATTTATTCTTAATTTTAAATCTTCTTCATCAAAAAAATAAAGGTCCTCAACAAAGCCCTTCCAAATCACTTTTCTCTTCTTGTCTTTATCATATCTACTCATTATTGTGTCAGGGACAATTTCTTTTCCTGTTTTATCAGTGTATGGTTTCCATGATTCTGGAATTTCTGAAGGGTCGATATTATCTTCTAGTTCATTGCCGTCAATATCGCTGTAAACACATGAACTTATTAAATCTAATGAAAAATAACTGATAGAAGAATCAATGTAATAAATTTCATATTCTTGCTTGAATTCTAATTTTGGATTGCTCTTATAAATCGCATAAAGTTTTGTATTCCCGAACATCTTTACGCGGTCATCAGTGTCCATATGCGGAGCTAATTTTCTAGCTTCATCAATATCTACATCTGAACGCAAAAAATCTGGACACCACCACCAAGGGACATTCATCCTAGAAAACATTGCAAAGTTTTCTTTTTCGTTGCCAATCTTATAATGTAAACTAGATTTTCCAAGTGGAGTCGAACCAACAGTTAATACACCAGAACCACGAGTGATGACAGGCGTAGAAGCCGTATAAATCGCCTGTGCATCACGCATATGAGCAAATTCGTCCAGGTAAACATCAGTGTTCAAGCCCTTACCACGTGGCTGACGCTGTGGAAAACTTAAAATACGATTTGTGGTTTTCCCCGACTTAAATTCAAGACTTTGTTTGTTGCGCACCACCAATGTCTTTTTAAATTCTGTTGGTATTGCATCATACAAACTTTCCGCATAACGAATTTTTTCATTAGCTTCATCTTGATTCATCGAAATAAAAATTGAAGTCTGATATGTTTTTAAATGAACTTTTGCGAGCGATTCAGCAGAAAACACATAACTATACCCAAC